TTAGTTGCGAACTGACCGGGAAGCTGTGTTTTCAAAGCTGCGACCTTATCAGCCCAACCTTTGATATTGCCCTGTTCATCCAGTTCAATCTTTTCACCCTTTTCTTTCAATTTGAAAGTCAGGTAATCAACATCTGTTGCATTTTCGGAAAGCAAACCAACCTTGATTGCACTATCAATCTTAGTCTGCTGCAACTCGGTTTCCAACTGCTGAACCTTCGTTTGATAGGCTGTAACCTGACCCTGTAAAGTTTCATCACCCTTTGCAGCCTTTTGAAGCTGTGTAATCAGGTTATTTGCTTCTGTCAGTTTACTTGTGTTGGTCTGATTTTCTGCATCCAAGGCTGAATACTTTGCTTTGGAAACATATTCACCAGTTCCAAGGTCAGCAATCTTCACTTGTGCTTCTTTGTTTTCCGGCTTTCCGTTGTGGGCATTTACCGCCTGTTCAACTTGTGCAAACAGTTCATCACCCAAAATTGCTTTCAAAAATTCCATGTTTTTCATCCTTTCTTTGTCAATGTTTTTATGTGCGGTGTCACCGCTGACAATGCACCTTTTATATCCCTTGTGCCGGGGAAATCAGCAGCAGTTTTAACGTCATAAGCCTTTTTCGGACAATAAAAAAGCACCCTTTTCAGGATGCTAATTTTTTGAACTTAACTTTTCAATTTCGGTCTTTGAAGAAATCAGCCCAATAGGGATTTTCTGCATCAAAGATTTCCTTCTGTTCCGGGGTTAGTTTATACGGATAATCTGCGAACATATTAAATTCCGTTTCTTTGTCAAAGCTGAAAATCCACACACCAACAGTATCCGGCATATCTTTCCACCAAATCTTATCAGTTTTGTTATTCTTATACCAACTATTTGACACTTCCACCAACTCCTTTCTTCTGTTTATCTTCTGCTGTATTGATATAACCTAATATTTCTTGCAGTTCCTTTGAACCCTTTGCATCAGATACATCAAACATATATGCTTCATAATCCCAACCTGTTTGTGTTGCACCAAATCTATTTGTCAAAGTGTACCTTACATTACCATTGAAATTAGTCCAACCGCTTTGTGTTGCAGATTGTAATTCCAAATACTGCAAAGTGCCGTTTTCTTTTCTGACAATAGAAGCGTGTCTACCACATACAAAATAATATTCCTTACCTTCTTCAACCTTACCCAACAGCTTCTTTCCGGCTGTTGCGGTTGCCCTTGCTGTTTCGGAAATTCTTGTAATGTTTGGAAGTTCACTAATCTTTTTCAGATTATAATTTGTGGAAAAGAAATTCTGACTTTCTCCACCCCTAAAATCAAGAACATCCAAACCGCTTTTCTGACCCACATAAGCAAGTGCAACGGAAGCACAAGAACCAGATGTTTTATCACCACCTGCAAGTGCTTCAATAATTTCAGATTCCGTCAAAGGTGTATCATGGGCTGATACCTGCCTGTATTCAACACCCAACTTTTTGAAGATTTCCTTGAACTGTTTTACTGTTTCATTATCGGTCAATTCCATTGTATCTGCATTTTGTGGAAGTTTCAAGTATTTATCTTTAAATTCTTGAAAATTACCGCTTTTGTCTAAACCAAAATAAGCAGCCCTTTCTTCCAAGGTATGAAGTTCATCTTCATCCAAAGCCCATTTTGCCCTTTGCAGCATACAGCACCGACAATGAATATCTTCACTTGCAACCCCAAAAGAACCGGGATACATAGCTTTGTACCCACCCACTTCAAAATAATCATCCAATTCCCTTATCTGACCATCAAGAATTTTGTGGTCTGACCTTGTTCTATCATCAAGGGTTGAATCCCATTGTTTGACCACATCAGCCCCTTTTTCTTTGGCTGTTTGAAGTGTATTCCATTGGGCTTGTTGCTGTATCCGGTGACCTTCTGTTCTTGCAATCCGCAAAGAATTATTCAAGGCTTTATTGAAGGGGCTGTTCATGCCTGTTGCAATCTTGGTTGCTATTTCCAACCAACTTGAACCATTGGCTGTACCCCTTGAAAGTTCAGCTTTGATTGATTTCTTCAAATAGGTTACATCTTCCCCAAGCCGGGTATACATATTTGTTGAAATCTTGCTATCTGTTTGCAAAGCCTGAACAACCTGTGATTGGTCAATCGGGATAATTAGCGGTATTCCTTGCCCTTGCAAGTCATACAACGCACCAAGAAAACCATTTTCATAGGAAGTTCCAAGGTATTCAGTGATTGTGTTGAACTGATTGCTTTGCAGCGTGTCAAGAATACCTTCAATCTGTTTCTTCAACGCTTCCTGATACTGCTTTTGATAAACGATAGCTTGAAGGTTTTGCATATCCGTCCGGCTGTTCAATTCAGCAATTTTGGCTTCACAATCTTTTTTGGCTTGGTTGTACACCTGTTTCAGTTGACGGATAACCTTTTGTTCTTCTGCTGCATTGGCTTTCTGAACTTCAAGCTGCCGTTTATTCATCAGCAACACCACCTTCATCATCAGGAACAATATTGTTCAAGGTGTTCACCGTCTGTTCAGCATCCTTTTCTTCATCTGTTGGAAGTTTTGACTTGATTTCTTCATAATCAATATCTAAAATTTCACAAATGGTCTGAATGATGGTTTCATCATCCAAAATTGTGTTCAATGAAAGAATAGTGTTAATCTGAACCTGCTGCTTTTGTGCATCTGTGTATTCAATTTGTGCGTTATCCTGTGCATTGGTCATTACTTCCCGGTCAAAGACAAAATAAACATCCTTCATCTGATAATCTGTATCATTAGAAGTGTTAATTTCATCAAGTACCACCTTCAACAGTTTGCGGAAAAATTGTTTCAGCCGGATTTCCAATTTGTTACATTTCAGGTCAAGCAACGCATATCTTGACTTGATAACAATATTGGTAATGTTTCCATCACCTAATTGTGCTGAATTGAAGCCCATACCAAAGCGGTATATGTTCTTTTCATCCAGTTCCAATTTAGAAACCCTTGCCTGATAGGGAATATCAACGGTTTTAATGTCAACTGTTCCCCCATTATCAACACCAATATGCTTTTTTGCCTTGATATTCTGAATCATTTCATCAAGGTTACCGCCCTGAAAGCCGGATACCACATATAGGGCATCTGTAAAATCTTGCAGATTGTTTGACAGGCTGCAAGCCATCAAATCATAATCATCAATCAGGCTTTTAATTGGCTTGATACCGCTGAACTGCTTTCTACCATTATCCAACCGCCAAAATGGGATAAAACCAAAACCCTTACCATACTGATTACCCTTTTCATCTGTGTAAACTGTATGTGGTCTTGGATTCTGTTCAACTGAATCATCAGGTTTAATTTTCCCTTCTTCCACCTGAACATAGAAATAAATCTGTTCCTTATCCCATACCTGAATACGTTTGATTTTCTTTTGCCCTTTGTCGATACGGTCAATGTACCAAAAGATGAAATATTCACATCCATCATCAGTATCTTTTGCCCTGACTTCCACAACACCGATAGAATCAGCACATTCAAACCGGGTCTTTCCGTCTGCATCCGTTACAGCATACATATATTCAAAGCCCTTGGAAATGCAGCCAATCAGAAGTTCATAAACCTCTGAATAGAAATCATCATTGAAATAATCATCAAGCATATCCTGTAATTCAGGAATATCCGACCTGATAATATTTCCATCCCCGGAAAGCATATATTGAACCTGTTGGTCAACCAATTCCGTAAAGAAGGGGTGACTGATTCTGATATTGCTTTTGAACTTGTCAAGTTTCAACTGACCATCAGCATCATAATAGTAAATCTGATAATTCAAAATATCATGTTCACCTTCATAATACTTTTGACCCATTTTTGCAAACCGTTTCTTTTCCGAACTTGCATCTTCACTAATCAGGTTCAATATTTCCTGTTCTGTCAGCATTTTCTCACCCCTTTCATTGTTCAATAAATTCAAAATCCCGGAAAATCAAAACTTTCCGGGGGATTTGTTACTAATACGATACTAAAAAAGCCATCTGCCACCA